TTGGTTGCACTGGGTATTTTAATCTTGCTAATGGATTTGCTGTGCCGCTTGTTTGGTTTACATCAACTATAAAGTTAAAATTAGGTTGTGCAGTGTTGTTTGAACTAACTGTGTATGGCACTTGATTAAATGCTGCCATGAATGCATTTGGTGATGTGATAATTGTTATTGCCATTACTTTATAATTACTTTATAATTGCTAATTTTATTTTTACTGCCATTTCTTTACTCAATGCTTTGTTTAGTAGCTTTAATCTTTTAGGACCAACCGCAGGTTCAACATAGTTCATTGGTTTTATTCCTCCAATCTTGGTTGCTACTGCCATACTCATTGCTTCCTTTGTGATTAAGTCTGCTTGTTTCTTTTTATTCTTTCGGATTAAAGTTTGTTTTCTTAATCCCTTACTTCCTGTTCGTGCTATGTATTGCTTAAAGCTACTTAACATATCAGGTGGCACTCCTAAATTCTTAAAACTAAATTGGCTGTTAGGTGCTTTTGATTGATTGAATACACCCTTAACACCTTCATCCACAAACTCCCAATAATTTTGAGTAGTAACTATTTGTATTCCATTATCAATTACATTAGGATATAAGTCAGATGCTAACGTACTCGCTTGCTTGGTTCTTGCTTTACTCTTTATAATATTTGACATTATTAAAATAGAATCTTCAGCCCACTTTAAGAACACAGCATCAACACCACTCTTTAAATCCTTTGTAAAGGTATCTAATGAACTGCCATACTTATTGCCTATGTTCGTTGCTGCGCTTGCCATTTTATTTTGTCATCTTCACTTTTATCTTTATAAAATACTAATGTGTTTAAGAACTCAATTATGTTCATATCTTCAAAGTATTCCCACTTACTCCTATCATTGTTTGCAAGGTTGTTTATTGCTACAATCCAACCCCATTTAGTTTCGAATGTTTGTCCAATATTGGCTTCACTTTCGCCAGTGCTTTGTTCGCTTCCTCCTCCAAATAAATTAGGATATTGTCTGCTAATTCCTTGTAGTACCTGCAAAAAAAAAGCATGATAGGATATGCCTGCTCAATTTTCATGTGGTTTAAAAACAAGTCTGCAACCTCTTTATGATTCGCACCATCGTATTTTTTTACTTTGCCATACCAATTCTTTTCAACACATATCGCTGCAAGTATATTGTGAATGTTGTTTATGATATTCGCCTCATCTTTGCAGAATGAAGTTGCATCAATGTACTGTACTGCTTTTAACTTTTGCGTTTGCCAAATACATTTAAACCTCCTACCCTTAACTTTGAAATCCATTTTAACTCTTGCGTTTGGATTTAGGTTCTCTATTTCACTAAATGCTTTTAATGATTTCGTTAAGTCTTCAATTGGCATTGATTCTATTTCATCAAATGTTTTGTTAGTTAATTCAGCTAACAATTTAATGTTTCGATTCAATGGGTCTGTTTCAAGTTCTGCAATTGTTTTGCATTTAATAAACTGGCTAATGGTTATTTTTTCAAACTTCATTCTCTTTAATATATAAATTTTTTACTTTTTTGCTAAATCTTCATTGTTGCATATCTACCTGCACTTGGGTTATCAAGTTGGAATATTACATTATAACGAATTGAATCTATCATGTGATTCCAATTGTCAATATACATGTGGCTTGCTTTATCTGCATACACATAGTTGTTTAATTCCTTTGCTATATTGTGGCTGTTTGGTTCTACTATTATATTGTAGTTCTGCATTCGTATTATACCGCTTTCAATCGTTCCTTTCTTTACTGCCCTTATATTTATACCTGCATGCCTTAAATCTGCTATTAAACGGTCTTCTGCACTATCTGCTATAATTACCTTGCCTTGTGTTCTATCTTTCAATATACCGCTTAATACGTGGGTTTTTAAACCATTTGAGTATAAGTGTTCTTTAACGTATATTATCTTTCGTACTTTATCAATAGCTACTTCACTCAATGCATCTGGGTCAATACTAAAACCAAAATCCAATCCGAAAGAAGTTTGCAATCCATGTGGGTTAAATTCTCCAAATGTCCAATTGGTAAATACTACTCCCTCTGCTTTGTTTACCCAACCACCTAAAACAATATGTTTGTATTTAGCAGGGTTGTTTTCTCTTATTCGTTCTATTTCGTTTAAGAATGATTCATCAAGGTTTTCAAGATTATTAATGTAAGTAGTATGAATATAGGTTGCATCTTGATGTATGCCAGTATATCCCTCTATAACCCCTCGTTCTTCAAAAAACTTCTTGTATATCCAATGTTCTTTGGTTGCAGGGTTTAAGATTAATATTATTCGGTTCTTTTTACCTTTTTGCCTTATTGATAGGTTTATTTTATCAAATGTTTTTTCATCAACTAATTCTTCTGCTTCATCAAGTATCCAAGTTGTAACCCCTTGCAATGATTTTAAGTTAGCTGTTTGGTCACCGCTTGATGTTTTTAAACCTTTAAATAATATTTCACTACCTGACTGTTTGTTTTTTATTTCACTTTTTAATATTTCAAAATCGTGTTCTAAATTTAGCAATTCTATTTTTTCTTGAAATTCAGGAATAATAGACAAGTGCGCACTGGTCATGGTTTGCCTTGTAAATAGTATTCGATGCCCACGTTCATAACTTAAAAGTGATGCGAACCTACCTATCTCAAAAGACTTACCTGAACCCCTGCCACCTGTTACAATAAAATAACGAGTATCATTATTCAGTTGATTCCAAATCGGTTTGTGCCTTGCTATCATATAGTTTGCTTATATCAAAGTTTTCATTTCTGTTTGTGTTTTCACTTTCAACAAATGTCATTGATAGCTTTTTAAGTTCTTCAGGTGTTGAGATAAGTTTCATTAATGCCATTTGTAAAGCAGGTGCATTTGACATAAACCACTTTGACCTCATAGAAACTTTTAAAGTAGTTCGGTTTGTTTCAAGTAACGTTTTAAGGGTGTCTAATTCGTCAGAATTAATCGGGTAGTAATCGTAAAAAGTTTGCTTTGAAATTGGTATAAAAGCTATTATGTCTTCAACAAAGAATAGTTTATGTTTTACTATTGCTTCTTTTGCTTGTTCAAATATTTTAGTCTTGTCGTATGCCATTTCGTTTTATTATTAATGTAGGGTCTAATTTTTTCATTCGGTCTATTATTACTTGGCAATATTTAGGGTCTAATTCCATTCCGTAGCATTTGCGTTTAAGTTGGTGTGATGCTACCATTGTTGAACCACTACCTAAAAATACATCTAACACTAAACCATTATCGGGGCAACTTGATTTAATTGCTCTTTCGCATAGTGGAATTGGTTTAGGTGTTGCGTGTCCTCCTGTATCTTTTCTTTCATCTTGACTTGTTCTGCTGAAATGCCAAACATTATTCATATTATCGTGCAAATTATCAAAATAAGACCTTGATGCATATAATTCATTTTTTGCCTTGTCGTGTTCTTTTTTTAGTTCATTATATTCTCTATTAAATGCTTTACCATTGCTAATAGATTTAATTGATTCATAATCTTTTTGTGTAGGAAATGCCCACTGTGATTTTGTCCAATAGTGCGAATGAAAAGAACTTGTTACCAACAAAATTTGTTCATTTTTTAATCCACTTTTTTCCTTTTCTTCTTTTAAGTAATTTAATATGTTTTGATAACCTTCATAAAAATCATCTACTTTTCTATTTTGTCCATCTTGACCTAACATAATAAATAAACATTTTTCATCTGCGTTTGCAAAACTTCTACGTAATTGTGATAGTTGTCCTTGACCGTGTCCTTTATCCCAAGTAATTAAATTTCTAAAATATATTTGTCCACTTTGTACATATGATTTTAATATTTCAGAATAAATATCCATTAAAGGTTCATCTATACCCCAACAATAAAAACTTCCACTATCTTTTAAATGTAAAAACTGTAAAGGAATCCACTCCTTGTTAAAATCTAATAAATCCGAATAGTTTAAGTTATCATTTAAAACTCCTTCTTTTTCTTTCTTCATTCCGTATGGTGGGTCATTGTGTGCCATATCTGCCTTCTCTCCATTCATAAGTTTAGCAACTGAATCTGAATCTGTACTATCCCCACATAATAATCTATGTTCTCCTATCTCAAATAAATCCCCTAAAACAATATCAGTTTCAATACCTCCTTCAGGTGCTTCAAAATCATCTTCTTCTGCTTCTAAATTAGATACTTCAAAGTTTGGTATGTCTAATCCCCATTCTGTTAATTGCTCGGTGTCCCAACTGTTTGCCAAGTCATCCCAATTCCATTCACCAAATCCTACGTTATCTTTAATGATAAATTCGTTTTGTTGCTCGGGTGTCAATTCACTTGCTTTGATTATTGATACTTCTTTTAGTCCTGCTTCAATACAAGCCTTTAATCTCATATTGCCACCAAGCACTATCATTTCATCATTTACAACTATTGGTCTTATATCCAACATTTGTGGAAATTCTTTAACCGATTGCACAAGTTTTTTAAATTTGTCATCTTTAATAATTCTTGGATTATTTGGGTTGCTTTTTACTGCGGTTATTTTTACTGTTTCTATTTTCATAAATGCGTTTTGTTCATCGTGTAGACAAACGGTTTTATTGGGTTTGTATTAAATTGTAAATAAAATTCATATCTGCTTTGCCATTGCCATGAATTATAGTTGGTTTAAAGTTATCTTTAGTTATAAATATATTGTTCTCTATTTTGTAATCACTTGGTAATATCCCACACAATGTTTGAAATACTCTGCAATCATGGTCTATACCTATGCTTGGGTTGTCAAGTAGCCATTTAGTTGCTATTCTTTGGTCATCTTCGCTATCGTGTATTTGTCTTGATTCCATTAGTTTTATAAAGGTTTCTGACTGCATATAGTATGCACCTGAATTTAAGAATCTAAACTTTGTATTTGGTTTTGTGTACTGCTCACGTTCTTCGTATTTAGATAATTGGTTTTCATCTGGCCAACAGTTTACTTCTGAATTAAACAAGCAGTTCCAATATATTTTACGTTTAGTGTTTGCAGGTGTATCTAAAAAGAATGTATCGTATGCATCTACAAATATAAATTCTTTAATAGTTGGATTTGCTTTTAAGTATTCATATACCTTGTTTAGTTTCATTGCAAAGCCTTGCCATTGGTTTACTTCAATTATATGATATTGCCAACCAAAGTGATTAAGTGACCTTTCTAACTGAAAACATTTACTTTTATTATCTGCTACTGTTAATACTATCATAAATCTACTTTTATTGGTATTGTGCCATTTATTAATCCATCTTTGATTTTGTAAAACTCTTCCATTTTTTCGCCTGCATATTTACGTTTCCATTCCGTGTAAGCATCGCCACCTACATCAATATGATCAATGTCAATATGTGGCAGGAATGCTAATTTATATCCAAGTAGTATTGCTCTAATACAAGCTAATGTGTCATCAAATCCATATACTCCTGCTTGCATTAATCCACCCATTTTATTTATTAGTTCAGGGTGAAACATTTGTACTGTTCCCATTATGTCTGCACTTTCTTCTACTACTACCCAGTTGTCGCCTTTCTCGTGTGGCAGCATTTTTAGTTCTGTTTTCCAATGGTTACTTGCGTTTGGTGACTGCATTAAGTCTTTACGTTTTAAACCTAATATTCCATAGCCTCCGAGTTTCATTGCTAACTCCATTTCTTCTACCCAACCATAGTTATTTATTACAACATCGTTATCCATTTTAATTACTACTTCATTTGGTTTACGATATGCCCACGCTTGGTTAATTGCTTTTGCAGTACCTACGTTTTCGGTGTTGGTTATTACAGTTATAAATTGTTCGTGTTCTTCTAAAATATTTTTAGTTTCTATACACGAATCATTGTCTATAACTATAATTCTGTGTTCACTAAAATCAACTGTATTCGCTAAACTTTCAAGTGTTTGTAATGTATATTTACTTCTTTTGTTTTCTTCTGTGTCATGCACAGCCATTGCGATTAATGCCATTACTTCTTTATTTTTATATTAGGTTCGTTTTGTTTTACCCACTTAACCATATTTTTTACTGCATCTAAATTACATGCTGAACAATCGCCACTTCTTATTCCTGTAACCTCGTGGCTCAATGATTTAATTTCTAATAGTTGTTGGCTTGTACCCACCCAACTTGTTTCGTTATCAAATATTTTAATTAATTCTAAAAGGCTAAATCGGTTATCGCCTTTTTTCTTCATTGCAAAATAAATTTCATCAAAGTTTCTCATATTTTGTACATTATTCGTTTTAGTATCATTGAAAAATAAGCAGCATAACCTGCAAGTGCAAATGCTTGTGTGTAGTTAATTAAATCAAATTGAATAGTTATTACACAAATCCAAAAAGATAAGCACACGTTGCAGTTAAATGGCTTAAAATCCAACCAAGTTGGTAGTTGTGTTAAACTAAAAAAGGAAGTGAACAACATTGCTATTCCTATGCAGTATATTATTAAATCTATCATAATTTTAAAATGCTTTTATATGCTTTGTAACGTGCTTCAGCTATTCTATCAATGTGTTGAACTTGTACATCTAAATATAATTGTTCGCTTAAATCTTCAATCATATTTGGGTTTTCTATTAACTTAACCATGTGCTTATACCAATCGTTTTTATGCTTTACTACTAAACAATTTTTGCCATGATTTAACATTGGTTCGTATGGGTGAACATTTGATACTATGCAAGCCTTCTTTTTAAATCCACTCTCAATAAGTTTTAGGTTTGATTTTAGCCTATTAAATCGGTTATCTCTTAAAGGTATAAGGGAAACATCTATTGTGTCGTAAAACTTTGCATATTCGTTTATTGATACACTTGGGTAGGTTGCAAACTGTGATTCACTTGCTTTGCCCTTACAACTCATTACACCTGCTATTGCTCTGCTTGTATCATCATCAATACTAAAACCACCATAAACTACTTGAAATTTACTTCTATATTTATCTTGATGGTATAGTGAATATAAACCATCGTGCATTAGCAATACGTCTTCAAAGTGTGTTATAGAACCACTCCAACCGAATTTAACTATATCAAGTTCTCTTTTTGCAAACTTATATTGGTCTTCACTTGGGTTTATTGCGTTTGGTATTTCATAAGCATTCGGTTGGCTTGCTTCATACTTTAAAGTTCCTGATAAGTATTCGTGTGTAGTTGTTATTGCTTTTGCGTAGTGTAGTGCTTGAAGTATTTTTGCTGCATGGTTTTCTTGCTTTGCTGCCTGTTGTAGTATGTGCCAATTAGGTAATCTATAATCGTCATCAATATCTAATACATAAGGCACATTTGCATCTTTTAATTTTCTTATTACATCGTTTCCTTTTACTCTGCTTATAAATCGGTTTGCTATAATTATATCAAAGCCTTGCAGGAACTCTATTGTTGCGCTATCTATTTCATTTATTTGATACATATCCACATCTTTAATAAACATTTCTGCCATGCGCTTATGTGGTTGCAATAGTCGGTGATAGTCTACACCACTTATATTAGGATAACTCGGTATGATTACAAGGATTTTCATTTGCAAATTTTTTAATTTTTTCTTTTACACTTCGTAATGCTGAATAACTAATGCCAGTTATCTTACTTATTTTGCGCATTGATTTATGTTCTGCATATAGTAACACTATTCTGTTTTCAAACTCACTGCAACCAAGCATAAAGTTTTCTATTTTCTTAAAGTCTAAATCGCTGTCATCTATTATTCTTTCGGATTCACTTTCCATAAATTCATCCATTGGAATTTCTTTACTAAATAACTTACCTAACTTGCCATTGCGTGAAATAATGTTTTTAGCTACACAATAATACCAAAACTGTAAATAATTTAATGTGGGTAAACGTTCAGCAGGAATAGTTAATATCTGTTCAATTACTTCTTGGTAAATATCATCGCTATAACTTGGGTCTAACTTTCGGCAGGTATCAAGGTATGCAGGGTTATTTAAAATTTCATTTACTATTTCAATGCGTTCCAAATTGTTACCATTATTGGCGATGCAAAGTTTACCCTATTGTTTTTTAAGTATTAAACAAGTTATCAACTATATTTAAATTAATTCTAATTGCTTTGAACTTGACTTTTGTATTATTCCTAAAGCAGTTTCAAATATTGTTTTACCTGCTTCATAATCCACAAGGTTTCTTGCCATTTTTAAAATTAATTGACTGCCTTTGTACTTTGTAAAATCATAATCGTGAAATTTATTATAATGAGATAATGATTCTGAATTTGTATTTTCTTCTTTTAATTTATTACCTCTTGTTGATAATTGATTTGGTAGATTAAAATTAGCCCAATATAAATGTCTACCTCTTTTTTGTGCCGGTATTAAAGGTTCATAATATGGAATAACATTTTCAATACAGTATTTACCTTTAAAGTGGTGTTGTAAAAATAATATTTCTTGGTATAAATTCATATCTGGAAATATTGGTTTTTTACCATTTATTCCAAAACCCCAATATCTTGCTCGGCTGTGGCTCGGACAAGGAGGCGAACTCCAAATAAAATCAAACTCTTGGTAATGTTCTAATAAATATTGGTGTGCATCTGCAACTATTACAATATCATTTGGGAATCTTTCTTGATAAAGCCTTGCTGCTTCAGGGTCAAGTTCAACAGCAGTTACTTTAATATCTGCAACTTCATCCCACTTGTAACGATTACCACCTAAACAAGCATACAGGTTTAATACTTTTATTTTTTCCATAATTAAAATTCTTTTAAGTTATTTAATAATTTTATTTCACTTTCTAATTTCTTTATTCTTTCCATAAATATTATTTGGTTAGTTTCAAGTTCCTGCACCTTTTGGCGATAGATAATTGATTCGAAGTAGTATTTACCATATTGGCATTGAATATCATAAAGGTTTTTAAGGTGTGCTGTAGCCGTTATTTTTCTTTCACCTGTAGATTGCATAACTTTAAGTTCAAAATCCTCTACAAATGATGTAATATGCCATAGATTAATATAATTAGGTTCTCTATGTGTCATTAGATTTGTAAACCCACAATATTCATCCATAATCAATCTTAACTTTTTGTAGTCGTTTGTGCGCAGTTCGTTTAACTTTTGCTGCTCATCTTGAAATTGTTTAAGTTCGTTCATAGGTCATAAATATTTTATAAAGTTGCTCAACTGTTGAGTATTCTCTTTGCTCGTTTGTTAGGCTCATTATGTATTTGCCAAATTTTATTGCTAATTCCATTAGAATGGTGCTGTGTTAAATGGGTTTTCTAAATTTATTGTTGATTGTATTTCTTTTGCAGGTGCTTTGTATTTTTCTTTAAAACCAGTGTCAATAACATTTATTCTGCCATCAATTGTTTCACTGTAACATTTTTTTATCCAATCATAATCAAGTTTACATATTCCTGTGTTACCAACTATTCTCGGTTTTACTTTTTGTATTATTATATCCACTTCATTACCTAATTGCATCTTACCATTTGTTTCTATGTACTCTCTATTTATACAAATCATATTATATGCTTTCTGAATCCAAGCAGCACCACCATCAATTTCATAAGGTGTAGGTGCTTTTGGTAGTTCTCCGTTCTTTATTCCTATTGGGTTCTTTGCGTGGCATATTAAGAATGAATGTATTTTTTGACTTGCTGCAAGTTTATTCCACTTTGGTAGTTTTCTTTTTAAATAATCTGAAACATTAGTATAATTTTCGTGTTCAATATCATTCCAATTATCTATTGTGCTTGTGTGAATACCATAATCTTTTTTGCAATCCTTTACTAATTTTATATACTCATCAAAATTTAAACCTTTCTCATCTGTATCTTCAGCAACTATAAAATGTTCCTGCACGAATGGTTGTACTCGGTAGTATTCTGCTTCACTTATGTAGTTATGGTATCGCTTATCAAATGTTTTACCTGTTAATCCGTGTATAATAGCAGCATAAATATCCTCACTTGAACCACTTTCAGGGCTGTATATTAAATGTTTTCTGCCATACTTAACACTTAATGATATTAGCAATTGAAATAAGAACTCTGTTTTACCCATTTTAGGATAACCATAAATAATTGTTGTGCCTCT